CCCCTTGAGGGTTGGCACGATTCTCTGTGCAAAGAAGGCAATAAATTTAAATCCTTTCTGAATGTGATTGAGGATGCTCGGATCGAAAAGAAAATCAAGCGCCGTTATCCTGGCCTTCGGTCTTCTTTTGTTAAAGCATATACTGAATTGCTTAAGAAGGACTTTTTCGGTATTAATGGTAAAGATATCAATCAATTATTTTTGATTGACCGAATCAATTTGTATTTCAAATGTGGTTCTGGTGTTACTATTGATTTTAAACCAAAAGAACAGAAATTTATCGACATGATTCTGGTTGCAGAAACATGGGATGATACTGTTCGAATTGCCAAAGAATTGTTTGAGTATTCAAAGGAAGAACAACAAGAAAACCAAGATCAACAACAAAATCAATCTCCTAATTCTGATTCTGATGATTCGGAATTTGATGAATATGAACAGGATGAAGATGATTTTCAAGAATCCGATGAAACTGAAACTGAATCTGGCAAAATGGATTCAGATGAAGATTCTGAAGAAGAGGAAGATGATTCTAAAGAAAAAACAGAATTCGATGATTCTACGGACGAAAATCAACAACCAAAAGAAAGTTTTGAACCTGAATGTAAAACAGATGAAAATTTTCGGGCAAATGAAAATAGTTTGCTTGATCCATCATCCCAAGAATATGTCTATATAAATTTACCTAAAGCTTATATATCTAATATTATTACTCCTGCTAAAGAAGCAAATGATATTATTACTAAACATTTCACCATGTATCCGGATCGTTATTCAACAGCTCCGAATGTGGAACAATTTAAGAAAACTAATAGTCGGTATGTGTCTATGTTGGCTAAAGAATTTGAAATGAAAAAGGCCGCATCATTATATTCAAAACGTAAAGTGTCGGATACTGGTGATATTGACATAAGCAAAATATTCAAATACAAATTTGATGATACCATTTTTAGAAAAGCTATGACTTTGCCTAAGGGTAAATCACATGGTTTTGTTATGTTGCTAGATAAATCTGGATCAATGGAGAACTCTTTACATGGCGCTATTGAACAAATATTGGTATTAGCAATGTTTTGTCGGAAAGTTAATATTCCTTTTGTGGCATATTCTTTTAATAGTACCTTTCCAAGACCGAATAGTTTTTCTCAGAATAATTCAGATTTGAAATTGATGAATTTTAATTTGCGTGAAATGATTTCTTCAAAAATGCCAGCAAATGAATTTGCAAGGTCAATAAAAAATCAATTACAATTAGGCGTTTCTAAATATGTTCCAAACCAAGAATCTCTTGGTAGCACACCATTAATTGAAGCTTTGGTGGCATCAAAAGATATCATTCTTGATTTAAAGAAAAAACATAATCTGGAAATGGTTAATCTTATTGTTGTTCATGATGGTGACGCTGATCGGAGAATCTTTACTGTAGATGGCCGTAGATGTGATCCTATACAAAATAATGTTGTTTTGCAAGACAAAATAAATAAAATTGATATTACGCTTCCAAAAACATCACGTGGTATGACTGTTGGTGTTATGAAAATGATTACCAAATTAACTGGTGCTAAGATCATGGGAATGTATATTTCAGGAAGTGGTTGGTCAACTGTTCGATCTGCCATATTCAATTATTATTGTTCAAAGAATGGAGAAATATTAAGAACTGGTGCATATATGAAAGCGGCAGCTTTTGCCGAATCTAGACAAAAAGCAACTGAATTGTCGCAACAATTAAGAAAAGAAAAGTTTCTTGAATCATATACTGATGGATATACACGGTTCTTTTTCTTGCCGGGTGGTTCAGATTTGAAAACCGAAGATGATGAAATCGGTGATATTAAAGGTGATGTTACTGCTTCTAAACTAACTACAGCATTTAAGAAATTTAATAAAACTAAACATGTTAGTCGTGTCATGGTCTCAAAATTTATAGAAATGATTGCAAAATAACGCTTGACAAATGGTTCATTTTTTGATATAATAGTATTTTACTGAGAGGTCTATATATTATGCGTAAAGAAAATCGTGAGAAGTTTTTTTCCATCATGTCTAATTTTGCCAAACCTGCGATTGGCCGTGATGAGTTGGTAACTCTGTGTGATCGCAATTCCATCAACATTCCTCAATGGTTTGTTAATGATAATTCTAATCGTATTTCCCGTGGTGTTTATAAAAATCCTTCTTATATGAAAAAAGAAATAGAAAATAAAGGAACAGAAGTGGCGATGGTTGCCCAGGTTCTTCCTATGAAACGAATTTCCAATGTTGTTACTGATCTTGAAACTAAAGATTTGATTCCAGAGGCATATAAAAATTATGTTCCCTTTGGTAATTATGATGACATGACAACAATTATTTTATCGAAGCAATTCTATCCGGTCTTCATTACTGGTAATTCCGGTAATGGTAAGACTATGATGATTGAACAAATTTGTGCCAAACAAAAGCGCCAATTTGTTTGCATCTCAATGACACCTGAAACGGATGAATCGGATTTGATGGGTAACTATATTCTGATTGATGGTGAAATGGTCTGGCGTGATGGTCCAGTTACCGTTGCTGCCCGTCAGGGTGCAGTATTGTGTATCGATGAGATCGACTATGGCTCACAGAATCTTTCTGCTCTCCAACGTGTTCTTGAAGGTAAACCGTTTCTTCTGAAAAAGAAAAACGAAATCGTTACTCCTGCCGCAGGTTTTACGATTATTGCTACTGCAAACACTAAGGGTAAAGGCTCAGAAGATGGTCGGTATATGTTTACCAACGTATTGAATGAGGCTTTCCTTGAACGTTTTCCTATCACGATGGAACAAACGTGGGCTCCGGATCGTGTTGAGAAAAAGATTCTCATTAAAGAACTTGTCTCAGCTGGTCGTGAAGATGACCAATTTGCAGAGAAACTGGTAACTTGGGCTACCGCAATTCGCCGCACTTTTGAAGATGATGGCTGTGATGAAGTTATCTCTACCCGTCGTTTGGTGCACATTGCAAAAGCATATGGTATCTTCGGTGATCGCCTTAAAGCAATTGAATACTGCTTGAACCGCTTTGATGCAGATACCAAAGTGTCGTTTCTAGACTTGTATACTAAAGTGGATGCTGGTACAGAAAACGCTAATACTATGACACAAACGGTAGCTACCGAAGAAGTTCCTTTCTAATAACAGGTAAAGATGATCATGTTAACCTTAAACCAGTTGACATGGTTATCTATATGCTGTATAATAATCGAAGTTACAGAGACATGTCGCCTCTGGACTATATAAAAAGTGCGACATACTGATAGAGGTAAATATTATGGCTAAGACCACACAAAAGAGTAAACTGATTAACCAATTCAAATCGGGTAAAGTTATCACCGAGCGCCAAGCAGAAACCCGTTTCGGCGTAAAGAATCTTTCAGCCCGTGTTTCAGAACTCCGTGCTGATGGTTATACAATTTACACTAACCAAGTTGCTTCTAACGAAGGTAAAGTTTCTGCCTATCGTCTGGGTAATCCTACTCGCAAGATGATTGCTACTGCTTACAAGGCACTTGGACCAAAAGCTTTTGCCTAACCTGAAGTAGAAACTATAAGGGGTGATACATATATAATTGTATCACCTCTTTTTTATATGGATACGTTATGGAAATTAAAGTTAAAGTCGAAGATTTGAAAAAAAATAAATTGTTTGTTGCAACACCGATGTATGGTGGTATGAATCATGGCATGTATATGAAGTCGTGTTTAGATTTGCAGATGTTGATGATCAAGTATAATGTGGACGTTAAATTCTCTTTCTTATTTAACGAATCTCTAATTACAAGAGCAAGAAATTATCTAGTAGATGAATTCCTACGCTCAGAGTGTAGTCATCTACTCTTTATTGATTCAGATGTTCATTTTAGTCCACAAGACGTTATTGCATTGATGGCTTTGGATAAAGATGTTATTGGTGGTCCTTATCCTAAGAAATCCATTAATTGGAATAATATTGCTCAAGCGGCTCGCACTCGTCCTGATATGCCAGCTAGTGAATTGGAAAGTCTTGTTGGTGATTATGTCTTTAACGTCGTTAAGGGCACACAACAATTCACAGTAACCGAACCTCTAGAAGTATTAGAAATCGGAACAGGTTACATGATGATCAAACGTCATGTATTTGGAGAACTAGAAAAAGCTTTTCCACAATTACGTTATCGTCCAGATCATGTTGGACAAGCTAATTTTGATGGCTCAAGGTATATTCATGCTTACTTTGATACAATCATTGATACTGCTGATAGTGCAACTGGTGGTGGAACAGATCGGTATTTGTCTGAGGACTACATGTTCTGTCAATTGTGGCGCAAGATCGGTGGACAAATTTACTTGTGTCCATGGATGAAAACGCAACATATTGGAACATATCCTTTCACGGGTAATCTCCCAAAAATTGCCGAGCTTACGGGCAAACTATGATGCCATTAATTGAATACAAATATAGTGAAGATAAGATTCTTGCTGAATTGCAGGACTATATTGATAAAACTTATGGCGAACATTATTCACAGAATAAATTTCAAGCAACAGAATTTATTATGGATAGTGGACATGGTGTAGGTTTTTGTATTGGTAATATCATGAAGTATGCACAACGTTATGGCAAAAAAGAGGGATATAATCGAAAAGACTTGTTAAAGGTCTTGCATTATGCTATAATGGCTTTACATAATCATGATACATCAGTCAAATGAGGTAGCTAAATGTCAACCGGTCACCAAAACTCAATTC